TATCCACCGTGGAACGAATGGGGTGACGGAGCAAACTCCCCTGCTCCACACAATGATTGGATCCAGGAGCCTATACAATATTCTGGTGAGAGTAGGTTCTTGGCTTTCCCGTACTTGTTTAACCCACTGGCTGCGATAGCGGACGAGCAAGGAAACTATCAGTTGGAACTTAACGATCAGGATGGTGATGAGGATATATCGGTTAGCGGTAGGCCTCCTGCTGTTGGCGGACTACCAGATAAAGTTGGTGGATACCTCCAAGATCAGCTGAGGACTTTGTCTCCTACATTTAACAAGAATAGCACTTACTCAACTATTCTACAGTGGGAGGACTACGATGAATCAACTGGTAACAGAGAATTCAATATAGAGGTATCCTATGATTATAATTACTCTCAATCAAATTCAACTTACGAAAGGGATTTATGTAGAATAAAAGTAGATACGACCATTAATCCACCCGGAGCACTGACTCCGTTAAGAGAGTCGGAGATTGCTTTTACCACAGAAGACCCAATACCAGAAGATATTTTAGAATATATTGGACTAATTGCTGGTGACAGACAAGGGTTACAGACTCCAGCAGATGTTTGGGGTGCTTTTATGGAGGCTAAAGTCAGACAATCACTCATAGACACTAGCTTGCTGGGTAACGAAGTATACGAAACTTTTGCTAACAACAGTTACAATGCGGTTAGTGAGGGCTTACTCGCTAGACTCGCAGAAGATATAGCAAAGGTGGATGTGTTTGACTATGGATATGATTTTAATTCGGTTCCTCAGATCATTTATTTCCATGAAGATCCGGGAGGAGAGTACGAAGGCAACATAGCTGCTGCAATCGGTAGGTACGGTGGTTCCGAGGCTAACCCTCCGTTTTACATCAAACAACCTGAAGAGTTCGGCTTTCTAAAGGTCGCAAATGCCATTGCCCCTGAGATAAAGAATTGTGAAGATGGAGTAACCGCTACTAGGTTCCCTAATTTCCATGAACTTCGGGATGTAGCCTCGGGCTTGATTGGGAAAATTAAAGATGATGAGAGACTATCTTACGCAAACGGTAATATACTTTCTATTGTAGAAGCTCCTTTTGATCGAGCTTTGCCTGCGTCTGCGGTTGCTTTAAACGAATCTCTTATTTATGCAACATGCAGGACCTACATATCTGAAGTGCTTTTAAAGGGACTCCCAGTGTTCTATTTCTTGGTCCCGAAGTACCCTGACCACTACAGCAACATTTTGTCGGAGTTTGTGGCCCAGTCTTTGGAGCTAGGGCTACAAGAAACAGGTCGTGGGCTGAGATATCTTGAAAACGCAAAAGATTATTATTATCTCTTCATGGAGCAAGTGGCACAGACTTTCATGACGAAAATAGATAGAAATCTAGTCGAGGATGTGTCGGAAGAAGAGTTTGAGGCATTAGAAAATATATCTAATTATGTAAGTGCTAATTGGCAGGGACATTTCTTCAAAAAACTAGATCCTGCCGAGACCAGAGAAGAAAAACAAAAACGTTGGAGAGATATCTTCGAGGGCAGAGACGAATTTGTTCTAGAAAATGCTAGAGTTATTCTCAAGAGGTACATTGGTGAAGAGATTTCTAGGATGACATCTCTGTTCTCAACTGTCTTACCAAAGATGGGCGAGTACCCAATCGCTTCTATAGATGATATTATAATTAAGTCGCCTAATCGAGTTCCAACTCAGATAATTCCCGGTGTTCCTCAGTGGGACGACGTGCCTTACGTCGCAGGCGCTGTAAATAATGATAGCGATGGTGGCCCTGTTGACGTTCCGACTCTTCAGTACTACGCTGCAAACTCGGGCGGGTCTAGCAATACGCTAGAACATCCACTTGACAGCATGAGTCCTGCCTTTGATGAACGTGGTTGGCCTTTCGTACTCGAAAGATATGTCACATATGCTGGAAATGAGATTACTCATCCATATGGAAGAATCATAAATATTTTTGACTGGCAAGACATCGCTGCCGGAACCTACAATATAGGTGACTTGAAGTTTGGTCTACGCTTGTCGTATGTTCCTTCTTCGTTCGAAAAGAATTCGATGGACATTGATTCAATACGGCAGAATACTAACAACAATATCGCCTTCTCTGAGAAAGCTTACACGGATGTGTTTAAGAATCTAATACCTCTTGTGGACGTTGAGGTGCCGGTAGATGCTACTGCATCCGTTTACGATCCAGCGATGTACGGAGATTATATACAAGCACTCATCTGTAAACTGATAGAAACTCAAGAGTACAGAATGACATTTAAGTATAACTTCCCACTACATCGTTACATGTCTTTGATGGCTGTTTACGTTTCCACTACTTTTGTACCGTCAATCGGCCAGTTGAAGGACGGCTGGGCAGCTACTGTCCTTGAGAAACGAGGCGGAGGACAGTGGATTGGGTTTGGTAAATTTGGTGGCATGAGAACGTGGAGAGGTAACGAGGGAACCAAGAAGTCATTTAGAAAAGCAAAAAGAAACCTTAGACAGATGTTAGAAGCTTCTTGTAATACTAATTACCTTTACAAGGATAGAGATTTGCCAACGCCTTCTGAAGCTTATGTGGACACACAGAGGCCGAAAGATGACAAGGGCTTTGGTATCAAGTGGTGGCAATGGAGTTCATTGCGTCCACCACCTTGTAAAGAGGACGAATAAATGGCTGGCTTTTCACCTAAACTACCACTCACATTAGATCCGGATGATGGGTACGGATTGACAAAAAGCATTCAAGAAGTAGCAAAACAAAACTTCAAAATGCTTGTCCTGACAAATCCGGGAGAGAGAATTATGGATCCTGATTTTGGTGTGGGTATCCAGTCTTATCTTTTCGAAAATAATAGCCCAGCAGTCTATACGCAAATTGACGCAAGAGTGAGAGAGCAAGCCGCAAAGTACCTCCCGTTCATCCAAGTGCAGGATATCGACTTTAATACTCCCGATAATAATCCTGGCCTGAGCGAAAACTTTTTAGGAGTTTCTATAAAATACACTATAAAAAGATTAAACATCGGAGATGTTTTAGAAATTCCGTTAAATTAGAATAAATTACTATTTATTAGAAGAACTGGGAGAACCGTAAATGCCTTCTCGTAAAACCCCTATAAAGTATACAAGTAGAGAATTTGAGTCTATCAAGAGAGACCTTTTAGAGCACGCAAGAAGGTATTACCCAGACAGTTTTAAAGATTTTAATGAAGCATCTTTTGGTGCTCTAATGATTGATACCGTTGCTTATATCGGAGATATCATTTCTTTTTACCTAGATTACCAAGTAAACGAGTCTTTTCTAGATACTGCTATAGAATACAATAACATTGTTAGGCTGTCAAGGCAGATGGGCTACAAATACAAAGCCAATCCGTCCTCGTATGGAACAGTTGCATTATACGCCATCATTCCTGCCAGCACCTCTGGTTTAGGTCCTGATACTGCGTACCTCCCAATTTTAAAGAAGGGCAGCGAGCTAAGCTCGACTTCAGGGAATACTTTTATTCTAGATGAAGATGTAAGATTTGATGACCCTTCGAATGAGATAGTTGTTGCAAGAACTGACACCACAACAGGCTTGCCTTCTTCTTATGCAGTTAGAGCCTTCGGCAGAGTGGTCTCCGGTATCTTCGATACTGACACGGTAGCGATTGGATCTTTCGAGAGATTCAAGAGAATTGAACTAAAATCACAAAACATATCCGAGATTATATCTGTCACTGACTCTGAAGGTAACGAATACTTTGAAGTAGAGAATCTATCACAAAACACAGTTTACAAAGAGGTCGTCAACAAAGGTGATAACAAAACCACCGCTCCTTCTCTCCTTAGACCTTTGATCGTTCCTAGAAGATTTGTTGTAGAAAGGACTAGAGATAATGTGTTCCTACAATTCGGGTATGGCGGCCCGACAGAGATCAGAAATCCCTCAGTTGCGGATCCTAAAAATGTAGTATTGCAATTAAATGGTAGAGACTATGTAAGTGATAATTCTTTTGATCCCTATAAGCTGCTAAATACTGATAAGTTTGGAGTAGCACCGGCTAACACTACTTTGACCATTGTTTACAGAACGAATACAGCTGCTAATGTAAATGCAGCGGTTGGTTCAATTACAAGAGTAATCCGACCAATTGTAGAATTTAACAACAGGACAGACCTTGATAACACCGAGGTTGCCTCTATTGTAGGATCACTAGAAGCGTTTAACCAAGAGCCAATTGTTGGAGATACAACTCTACCATCTGCTGAAGAGCTTAAGAGAAGAACAATAGATCATTTTGCAACTCAAAACAGAGCAGTAACTCAAAGAGATTACGAAGCACTAGTATATGCAATGCCAGATAAGTTTGGGTCAGTGAA